TGTAATGTAGCAATATTAAAAATTTGTGATCCAGTAATTGGATAAACACCAGGAAGATTTACTGCTGGAACATCAATACCACCACGTAATCCAATACCTTGAATACCAATCATGTCATTAGCATTCAAGTTTCCAGCAGGAACACCCGAATCTTGTTCAGATCCTGCGTATAGATCTTGTTTTAATGTAATTACTTGATTGGGTTGATCTTGTAATGCCGTAGGAATATCGATAACAAATTCTTTCCAATTTGAATGAATAGCATCATATAAGTCAAAAGCTTCTTGTCCACCTAATCCATTTTCAGCTTTAAAATCTTGTACAGATGGGAAAAGGCGAAGCGATTCACCATTACTAAACAAACAATACAATCCTTCAGTTGGGTTGTTTGGACGTTCTCCACCATTGTTATCATTACCAGCAACGGCGTACACATATAATTGAGTATAACCAGTAAAATCTAAGTTATATTCAACTCTTCTAGATCTTTTTAATTCGCCTGGATTAGAAAAACCAGTTGCAGAAGCACCATATCCAAAAGCAAGATAAACATTACTTTGTGCGATAGATGGTTTTACAAATCCTTCCCACTCACCTGTTCCAGGACCATGTGGTTCCAATGAAACATCATCATATCCAATTCTACCATCACCAAGAGGGTTTAGAAATGAAAGTAATTCTGGGTCAGAAACGTCCCAAAAAATATCAGCAGGAGTAGTAGGATCATATCCACCAATACCAGCAACGTTACCATATGTTGCCGCACTTGGATCATTTAATGGTTCTTTAGTGAGACCATGTGAATGACCTAATGGTAATCCACCACCACCAACTGGAGCAAAAGCAGTAATGTTTGCTCTACTCGTAGAATACATCGCGGCAAATTGATCAACTGGAGTAGCAGCAAATTCAGAGTTAGTTAGTTCATCTGCTTCACTTCCTAAAATATTATGGAAGTGTTCTGCTGGTCTATTAAAATAGTGATTATCTGTTGGACCAACTCTATAATCAACACTACCTTGTAAAAATGTAAATATGTCTGCTCGAATATCCGAATATCCTCTAGTCTTAACATCACCAACAGTAAAAAATAGTCCGCCGTCAAGTAATGTGTCTGTAGAAATATACCAAGTACCACCAGTCTGTCCCACTTGGTTAATCAGAGCATTTTCAACTGTAGGAGAACCTTGATTATCAACGGCACCAACGCCAACAATTACTCTGTCTCTATAGTCAGGTAACTTAAATGTTCCAACATTACGAGGAACATCTCGTAAGCTGAATGATTTAGAAATGATTACATTTGGATGTGTACCAGAAACCACATTTGTAGCAGTTTGTGGAAGACTTCCAACATTTACATCATTTGGAAATATAATTTCATAGGCAAACTCGCCGCTAGGAGTATTTCCACTTGTATCTTCGGTTGGTGTTTTTGTTGAATAGATAACATCATAATCAAAGATACTAGATGGTAAAGATCCAAATCCAGGTCCTGCTGGAGTATCGCTAGTATCATCTCTAAACCTAAACAATACACCATAAGGATATGGCATTTTGATATTAGCATCAATTCCCTCATCTTTGTAAAAATTGATGAACATCTTATTGTTGATCCAATATGTTCTTCTAATTGAACCAGGTTCACCATTTACATTAATATTAACACCAGTACTACCACCATAAGTGTTTTTGACAGCAAGATATAAGTGAGGGTAGTCTCTAATGTTTAGTTCACTACCATCACAATACAAATAACCATTGTATCCATATTCAGGATCTTCTCCACCAGATCCATCTCCATTCCTGTCATCAGGAGAAGAATAACTATCTACTCCTACAGGGAAAATAGAACCTATAGGAGCATAGTTGTTACGATGTTCCTGAAGATAATTTGAATAACGATTTCTATATGAAACTGGCATTGCTTTAATACTTTATCAGGAACTCTTGGACAATATATGGTTGAATAAATTGATCTGCTTTATTCTCTTTATTAACTTTAATGTTAATGGTTGATAGCAAATCTGCCGAAGGAATGAACGTCGGTAATGTATTTACCACAAAAGTATGTGGTTCAGCATCAAAATTTAAAAAGTGTCTATGTGTAGCATTATCACCAAATGGTTCAGTTTCCATAGTATTATTACTAATACCAGAGAAAGTATCTGGGTCATCACTTTGCTTGAAAGAGTCAAATGGAAGGTTTATATCAGTATAGTTAGGATCTAAAGTAACAGAAGGTTCAAAAGAACTACCACTTGCTCTAGAAGGCATAGCACCTAGTCCAAAGACACCGTTACAACCATTTCCTTCGCAATATGTAAATACAGTTCCTTCATAATCAATATTTCCACAAGTTTCTTCTTGTAGAGATCCTTTATTTCCTCCAGTACAGTTACTCTGACCAGCCCAAACAGGATATTCACATTCTCCAAAATTATTGATGAAATCCTGCCTCACATAAGAAGAAGAATCTGGACTAATAGCGTCCAAGTCTGGAATCAAACATTCAAACGCTGCCAAGAATTCGCAACCTGTTAAACAACCACCATGAACTGTTCTTGTACAACTAAATCCAAAGAAGTTGGAAGAACCATCAGGAATACTAGTACTGCTTAATTTCTTCCTAGTTGCTGATTGTAAACACAATTCTTGATATGTATTATAATACCAAGGAACAACACAAATAGTACTTTTGTGTGTGTAAAAATTTCTACCAATTGGTCCAAATTCGTTACCAGTAGAAGATCTTACTCTAGTTCTATTACCATCATGGAAGTGGGCATGAGGCATGAAAGAATTTTCTAATACTTCTGTAGTATCAGTATAATTGCCAAATGATCGTACAAATTTTGGTTCTCCCGTCACAGGAATTTGCTGAGATGGTAAGAAAAAATCTCCTTGATACAAAATCTCATACTGTGTTCCAATATTACTCTCTACACTCAATCCAACACCAGATTTTGTAATCTCATTGTCATTATCATCTAAGATACGTAGATCCACATCATCTCCTAAGTTAGATCCACTAGATGCTCTTAACTTTTTAGATCCATAATCAGGTAACTGAAACTGATTATTTAAAAGTGTGATATTTGGTTTTTTATATCGTGATTCAGCACCAACACCAAGAATTTCTGCTAAAGCAGGAAAAATTTCAGCAGCATAAATTGCCCCATCACATCTCAAATATCCCGCTGGTAGAATATCTTTAATATTTGGGTCATCTGGATCAGTAGTTGTCAATTGTTTCGACCAATGAATAATTGATCCAGTTAAAGTACCGATCTTCGCTTTTTCTCTGTTATAAAATACTGCCATTTAGTATACCCTTATTACAACCAGAGTAGTGAGAGAAGGTGTGTTGGGGTTGATCTGGACGCTTAACGCTTTATCAACACTAACAGGAGCAATAGTTCCTGTTGTCATATTATTTATGAGTAATGTGCCAGGAATTCTCATTTGTCCCCTCTCCATAGAAACATCAACAGTAAAATGATTATGAGAAGTTAAGGATACCGAATTCCAAGCATCATTATTGTGGTTTAGAGTAACACCATATGTAGATTGTGATCTAGCAGCAGATACTCCTCCACTAGGATAGAAGTTCTTTTTACCACTATATGTTCCTGGTGGTGGAAACTTACCAGTTAATGCGGGATCCTGGACAGTGATAAGACAAGAATAATCATCCTCAAATTCTTCTTGATAACCGTAGTTAGGAACTGTTCTAGATTGATTGATTCTAGTTGCTGGTAACTCTGTAGAGGCAGTAGGAATATCTCTAAATTGATTCAAAGATAACAAACTTTGGTTTGCTGGATCTAACCATGTAACCTGAGTAATACCAGGATCAAATCTATCAGCAAGATCTTCATTTCCATAACCCTCAGAAGATCCAGTAGTCCATCTTCCTCCAGAAACATCAGCAGGTTCAAATGCTCCAGGTCCAAAAGGAGCAACAAATCTACCAGAAGGATTAGCAGATGTATATTGCCTATTCTCTGGTTGTGGGTGAGAGTGTCCAGCAGTATGATCAACACCCAGTTTTCTAGGAATAGTTCTAAATGTAGAGAAGAATGCTGGGTCTTCTATTGCGATTCCAGTAATCTTACCAGATAAATTTGAATCTGATTCAACAGAGAAATTTACATCGATGTAAGAAGTAACTAAGTTCAATGGAGCAGCATCAGCACCATTTTCTGTGATATATTCACCAACAACAACGAGATCTTCGGGTGCTAAACGCGATGCTTCCAAATCAACTAGAGAGCAATTGTTTAGATTGGGTAAAGTAAATTGATCATTCTCATCATAATTAGGATATTCATTTTGAATACCAACTATAGGTCCACCCACTTCCTGGAATGGACCATACATGTTTCCAAGTAACTGTGCTAATAAAGGATAATCTCTTGCTAATAATGTTTGTCCCCTACAAACTAAAAATCCATGTGGAATTGCATCCTCTAGCAAAGCAGAACTGCTAGATGAACCTGACCAGGGCATGATTGTTCCAATTGGAACTGCCCTGGTTGCTTTGATTCTGTTGTAACTTGCCATTTATTAGACCTCCATTAACCACCAACCTTGTACGGCAGTAGGAATACCAACCTGACCGTTATTATCTGTTCCTCCTAGGTAAACTAAGGTAAACGCAGCATTTGGAGTTTGAACTACAAGTTCACCTGATGGATATGGTGTTAATCTATCACCTAGTAGAGTTCCAGTTGCGTCTCCCTGAATCTTAGTTCCAGAGGATTCTGCGGTTCTAAGTACAAGCGAAGTGTTGTAACTTAGTTGTCCGCCAACATCTACAACTTTTACAGTGTCTCCAGTTTGTGGAGCGGTTGGTAATGTAAGAATTAAAGTAGAAGATGCTGTAGTATTTACCAAGTAAGCGATGTTGGGTGATAGAGTCAAATCTTCTTCTGGAGAAGCAGATGAGAGATATCTAGTGTGTCTACCACCGCTGCTTGAGTAGAAGTTAGTATAACCGAACGAATCGATTGAACTATCTTTCTTAACTACAAACTCTTCAGAACCATTAGGTCCAAGATTTTCAACAGAAAGTTGCTTAGTCGCAGCGTTTGGTACTGCTGCTGCTTCACCAATAACAGTAAAGGTTGTTTGTGCTGATACATTACCATCATTATCAACCTTGAATGTAGGAATATTAACATCAGGGTTTGTGATAACGTTTTCAGGATCCTTACCACTAAAGAGGAAGAAGTCACCACGAGCAACAACACCAGCATCCCAAACAAGTAGACCTTGGTGATCAGCGTGACCGTCATCATTAACAAATCCAAAGAGTCTAGTCTGATTTACAGAGTCATAGATCTCAAAGTTTCCACCAATCATGTTAAGATTGTTAGCAAGATTCAGACTACCAGTTCTATATTCAATAGCACCGTCGCCTCTCTGCTCATTCATGATCGCCTTATGAGCGACACCTTTTAATCTACCTGATACAACAGCCCAAGCAACAGCTTGATGTTGCTCATTAGTAAATGCTACCCATCCGAGATAATCTAGTTTTTGTTGAACGACATAACCCTTGTCGAGGATTACCGAAGTGTAATCTGATTGAGCACCAGATTGTGTTCTGGTTCTTCTATCAACATCGATAACTCTAGCAAACTCTTTATGCTTGATAACTCTTCTGACAACATTACCAGAAGCATATACGTCATCACTAGGATTATTAAATGGTTCATTAGTAGTAATACCACTAT